TAAAGTTTCTATTGTAATACCATTATTATATCTTGAAGGAAATAATTCGTAGTTATAATCGTACAATTTAAAGAATCCTTGAAGATATCCACCGTTTAATCTAAAATAATTTCCAGTATTTCCACTTGTAACAGCACTAATGGGATAGTCATCAAACATTGTTATAGCAGTTGCACCACTCGTATTCCCACTCGTAGGATTTGTGATTGCGTTATACCCCACTCTATACAATGTTACTTTATTATCGCTTGGTATTGTTGTGATACCATCATACATTTCATTGGTTCTTCCATTATCGAAACCAGTTAAACCAAAATCATATAAATTTATATTATCGGAAACAGCACCTGACCATTTAGTTAAACTAATTGAGGTAAAACCACTGTTTAAATCCCATGATTTAAGACTTGTGAGGTCGATATAGATGGCAAGGTTTTGCCTTATTATGTCATTTAAACACTCTAAATTCATTTTATGTAACGATTTATCATAAATACTAAACGTATTTAAATATAGCTAAGTATTTATGAAAAAGTAATTTTTAATTTAGAAAAATAAAAATAATAATATTTATTAATACACAAGTAATTATGAAAAAAGATAATAAAAGCCTTTTATTCGAAAGAATGAGATATTTGAATCCTGATTTTAAAAAACTATTGAAGGAAGAAGTCAGTCTTGAAGGTAAAATAACTGAAGACGACAAATGGATTCAGAAAGCAGTCGATCCTGAACATAAAGGATTTTGTACACCAATGAGTAAAGATACTTGCACACCACCAAGAAAAGCACTTGCTAAACGTTTCAAAAAAGGAATCGAAGACGAAGGTGTTGAAGATATGGGCGGTGAAATGGGTGCTGAAGTTGGCGAACCTAAAGAAATGTCCGTTGAAGAAAAATATGAAGAATTGGTTGGTTTGGTTGATCAACTTTATGGTATGATTCATGGTGAAGAAGAAGCCGAAGAAGAAACTGGCGAAGAAGTTCCTGAAATGGGTGCTGAAAAATCTCCTGAAGGTCTTACTGAATGGAATTTCGATAAGAAAAAAGGCGAAAAGAAAGAAGATAAAAAAGAAGATAAAAAAGAAACTTCTGGCAAGAAAAAATGGAATTTCGAAAAAAAGGAAGATAAAGAATCCAAAGAACACGAAGAATCTGAAACTCCCGAAGAAGAAGAAAAGGAACATAAAGAAAAGAAAGAATTAGGCGAAGTTAAAGCTAATGCTGGAAAAAAAGTTCCAGTAGCTGCGATTGCAAAAGTAGGTAAGTAATGAGTGTTTTGAAAAAAACAATTGTTGAAGTTGCAAAAAATAATGGATCATTTCTTATAGAGGAATATCCAACCTATTTTGGTTTGACTATTGTTGGCGATAGTCTCAATGAAAATGATTTTGCTAAAATTAGTGAATTTTTCATTTACGAATTGTTTTATCAATTATCAGAGAATATTGGTCATGTAGTTAAAAGTGATGATAGTAAATATATTGAGGTTCATAAAAAATCATTAAACGAAGTTGTTAATGGTGTTTCATTGGGTAAAAACCAAATGAATGATAAAGTTTACATTAAAGAATCTAAAACGGGTAAACTGAAAAAAATGGGGTTAAATGAACAAAAAGTTATTGAAAATAAAAAAAGAAGAAATCCAAGACCTTGGACAAATAAATATTGGGCATCAAATAATATTTTTAAAACATTAGAAGAAGTTCTAAACCCACAATCAATTGACGTATCATCAATAAAACTTCACGATAAACTAAATCCCGATATTTGGGAATCTGATGATAAAATGAAAGAAGATGTAAGGAAAGTTTTATTAAAAAATGCAAGCGAATTCATTAAATTTGCTAAATTGGATAATGTGAAATTTGCCGATATAATTTTAACTGGCAGTTTAGCCAATTATAATTATAATGACCAATCCGATCTTGATGTTCATATTTTATTAGATTTTAATCAAATATCTGATAATTTAGAATTTGTTGGTGAATATTTAAGAACGAAAAAAGATTTGTGGAATGAAAAAATGCCTGTCACAGTGAAAGATCATGATGTTGAAGTTTATGCACAAGATGTTAATGAACCACATTCATCAACTGGTGTTTATTCATTATTGAATGATGAGTGGTTGGCTAAACCAGTAAATAAAATTATAAATATTGATACTGGTGATGTTCAACTAAAAGCTGCTGATTTGATGAATGTTATTGATGAACTTGAAACAACTAAAAATGCAAAAAAAGTATTGTCTCAAATCGAAAAGATAAAGGAAAAATTAAAAAACTATAGAAAAGCTGGCTTGACGAGAGAGGGTGAATACTCAGTTGAAAATTTAGCGTTTAAGGTGCTTAGAAATACTGGTTATCTAAAAAAATTAGTCGATCTTAAACAAGATATTTTAACCAAAGAATTAAGTCTACAAGAACAAAAGAAATAAAATGGGAAAAAAATTTATCATAAGTGAATCACAGTATAAGCAACTGATCGAAAGAAAAAAAACGGAAAAAGTTGTTAATATGATACTTGAAGATGTTGAAAATCATAAAAAATATCTTAAAGAAAATATTTCCATAGAAGGTGCTGTAAAAGATGTGCTAAAGAAATATTATAAAAAGGGTGTGATAACTGAATCGGTGAAGCAGAAATTGGGCGAAAGACTAAATAATATTTAAAAACTATACTATTTTTTATCGATATTAAAAGTATTTATAAAAAAATGTAATCAAAATAACATTAATAAAAAGAATTAAAACATAATAAAATGGCAAAATTATCACAAGAAAATTTTCACGACAGACTAAATTTCTTAGCTGGTGTAAAGAAAGCTAATATTAATGAGTCTAATAAATTTTCGACCAGTACTCTTATAGATTTTCAAAAAGCGAATGATGGCACTGTTTACGGTATTGTAAAAGAAAATCATCATTATTATATTAAGAAATCTACTAACCAAAAACCTACTGTTGCTGACTTTGTTTATATGGGTGGTCTTGAAAATATAAAAGAATATCAATATTCTTCATTAGCAGAAGCTGATAAACAAAGAAATATGTATATCAAGGTTCTCAATGAAACATTAAGTGCTGATTATTTTAAGAAAAATACCAAAAAATCTAAATCAACAAAAACACTTAATGAAGCAGTTGTTAGTGAAGATGAAACAACCGATAATCTTGATAAAGCATCCAAAGCATTAGATGATCTTGATGTAAAGGTTGATTCTGAAGAACCAGTTGGTGAAATGCCACCTGAAGAACCAGTTAGTGATGAACTACCTGCTGACGAACTACCTGCTGACGAACCACCTGCTGATGATATGCCACCCGCAGATGCTGGTGATGAACTCCCCGCTGAAGACCCTCTTGGTGGTGGTGATGAAAAACCTGCTGGTGACGATGAAGAATTACCCGATTTGGGTGGTGATGAGTTACCAACCGATGACGAAAAACCTGCTGGTGAAGAACCAGAAGGTGGTGTTGAAGGTAATGAAGATTTAGTTGTTAAAGAATTGGAAAAACTTGTTGGTAAATTTGGCGAAAAAGCATCGGAAACAGAATTGTCACCCGTAAAAGCTAAAGCACTTGTAAAACAATTCCTTGGTTCAATTAAAGATTCTATTGCACAACTTGATGTTGAAGAAAGAAAAGATATTGCTGATGAATATTTCATGGAAGTTGTTCCTGATGAAGAAATTAAAGGATTAGAAACCAGCGTTGGTGACGAACCCGAATTAGAAGAAGCTGCATGTAGTGAATGTGGTACTTTTGAAAACTATGCTAAAAACATGGGTTATGAAAGTCTTGATGAATGCCCCCAAGAAGAAATGGCTGGTTTAATTGGTGGTTACGCAACTGCTCATGCTGATGGTCAAAACGATGGTGATTTCGAAAATGTTGCAGTATTTGTAACTCCCGAAATTGCAGATCAATTAAGTAATGATTATGGTCATGTTGATTATGTGGAAAAAATGCAACCTTATCTCCAAAATGTTGGTGGTGAGGGTCAAGAAATGCCAATGGGTGGATTTGAAGCAAAACCAGAATTAGAAAGCGAACCCAACGCACTTGGTGAAGATGAGGATGATGAAATTGAAGCTGGTGAAGAAGTTGTTGCAGAACCAGAAGTAGAAAAACCAGAAGTTGGTTTTGCTCCTGATGCTCAAGTAATGGGTGCTGGTGTTGCTGGTGGTACTAAATCTCTTGATATTAATCTTAAGGATGGTACTGTTAATATGACAATGAGCGAAAGTGATTTAAAATTAAGAAAATATATTCGCAATAGACTTGATGAAAAATTAAATGGAAAAAAATCAGTTATTAATGAAAGTAAAAAATCTCCATTGATTAAGAAACTTGATGAAATGATTGATAAACAAATCAGTTCACATAAAAGTATAGAGAAAAAAAGTGTGAATGAAATATTTGGATTTACCGTAAAAGAAAAATTTTCTAAATTAAATCCAGATGATCAAGCTGCAGTTGATAAACTTTTATATGATGCGTTCAGCACTGTTTTTACTAATGATACTAAAGGAATGCTTATAAAAGATGCTGCCACTAAAACACCTGTTGATGTTAAATATGATATATTAAGACAATTCGTTCAGAATGATTCTAAGGGTACGTTAGTAACAACACCCGATGGGAATATGATAGAATTTAAAGCATTAGGAGGACCTCAAAGTGGTTTTGGACAAGGTAGAAGTAGATTGGGTTCATAATTGAATGAAGAATAGAAATGAAAAACCGAACTGATACATTTAGTTCGGTTTTTTTATAACCTTTTGTTTAGTTTTTCGTATAATAAGAAAAAAAGATATGATAAGCGATACATTTATTGGTTATAAGTTCACAAGAACATACATTGGTGGAACAGCAAAGAATGAAAATGATATTTTTGCCAAAGTTCAAGGAATTGAAAATGGTAGTATTAATTACGAAAAAGCAGATTTATTGGAATATAGAAGAATGATAATACATTATCATAGTGATATTATTCACGTATTATTATCTTGGAAAAAGATCGCAATGATTGTTGGTTATGTATTATTGGGGTTAGGTGTCTTATTTATTAAATTTCCAATTATTTTTTTCTCTTTAATAGTATTATCTCTTGGTTCTATCATTACTCATTTTTATTTAAAAAATAGAGTTAGAGTATATTATGGAAGTTGTGATATGTCAATTGCTATTTTAGCACCATTCATAAAAAAATATACTGGATTAGTTTTGGAATGGTAATTAGGTGTTTTTTCTTTTAAACCGCAAAGAAATTTGCGGTTTTTTTGTTGAATGTATTTATGGTAAAGGAATTACCATGAATGATGATGATTTGAAACTTATTTATGTTCATAAAATTGGATATAATTCAATAAATGAAGCATTATATAAATTTTATTTTTCTAAAAACGAAACAAACGTAGATATTGAAGGTTGGTGTTGGGATTTAATTCCCGCTTGTGATAATGCAATGCCACCAACAGAAGATTATGTTGATCTAATAGTTAATCTAAGAACTAACAGTTTTGATTTGTTCTGTTTACACGAAGCGGTAGACAGAGAATACATGCATGGTTATCACACGATACATGCACTCGCCTATGAAGTTGAAAAACAAGATGTAAATGGTTATTCGAGTTATGATAGATTAATGGAAGATAAAAAAGATTTACCTCTTTTGGTTTTCCATTATGGTGTCACATTAAAAAATGTGAAAGATATGTTATATGGAAGAAATATTTTATTTAAGAATAAAGAGTTCATTGAAGCAACAAATATTGAATTGGTATGATAGAAGAAATTAAAGAAAATCAAGATATATTTCCAGAGCATGTGCCCATCATTGGTTATGATGCTGATATAGAAAGGCAGAAAAATGAGGTGAGGGAACTTGCCAGAAAAATGCGTGAAGAATATGGCACTCCCGAAGCAATTATTGTAACGAAAAGTGGTGAAGTAAAAAAAGCAAGTCAACTAAATTTACAAGAACAAGAAGATGAATTTATTCGTTGTGCAACAAATCCAATATATTTTATTGAAACATTTCTTACTATTTTCGACCAGACACAGGGAGAAGCTGGTTTAATAGTTCCATTTAAATTATTTCCATTTCAAAAACACGTCATTCAAGAATATTTAGATCATAGATTTAATATTGCAAATAAATATCGTCAGGCTGGTATCACAACAACTACTTGTGCATATATTGCTTGGTATATCATGTTCAATAAAAACAGGGGCGCAGCTATTGTTGCAAATAAGGTTGAAACCGCACGTGATGAATTCATGGCTGACGTAGTTGATTTTATTGAATCTTGTCCAGTGTGGTTAAAACCAAAACCAGATAAAAAAGATACTCAGAAATTAAAAAAATACGATAATAATTCTTCACTTGGTGCATTCTCTGCTAAAGGTGGTCTTCGTGGTTATACACCAACATTATTATTTTGGGATGAAACTGCATGGACTGAAAAGGGTGATAAGTTTTGGGAAGGAACAGGTCCTACCTTTCAAACTGGTGGTCGTGCCATCTTCGTATCAACACCATCTGGTTTAGACCCCATTTTCTACAAAACTTTCATGATGGCGAAAGCACATGAAAATAATTTTAACGCTATTGAAATTTATTGGTTTAACGATCCACGATATAATAAAGGATTAGAATGGGTAAAGAATAAAAATAAAGAAACTGAAAATAGAATTCCCGATGGTGGATGGGATGAAGAAACACGCATAAAAATGATGGAAGATGGTTGGGAAGCCACTTCTCCTTGGTTTGAAATACAGATTAAACAAGCAAATAATGACATGCGTAAAGTTGCGCAGGAATTATTGGGGTCATTCCTTGGTTCTGGTGACAATTTTATTGCTGAAGAATTTCTTAAAAGAATAGAAGAAACAGAAACCCTACCACCCATTCGTCAGGAATATGTTGATAAAGAAATGTGGATATGGGAAGACCCAATTCCCGCAGAAGATTATATTATGGCATTAGATGCATCAGCAGGGCATGGAGAAGACCATTCAACAGTTAATATTTTGAAAATAAATGAAATAATAGAAGAAAAAATTATAAAGAAAAATGGTGTTGAAAAAAAGGTGAAGATAAAAAGGCATAAAGTTGAACAAGTTGCTGAATATTATGCAAAAGTAACTCCCCAACAACTTGCTGAAATTGCATTTCAATTTGGTAAAGCATATAATAATGCATATACTGTTGTTGATATTACTGGTGGTTACGGTGTGCAAACAATAGAAAAACTTTTTGAATTTGGATATCCTGATACATCCATTCATTATACTGAAATAACACATAAACCAACCAGAGACAGATTACAGGGATATATTAAAAAAGGTAATAAAATATTAGGTGATGGGTCAATTATTAATGTGGATTTGATACCCGGTTTCTTCATTGGTAACAATCGTGCATCAGTACTTCTTGAAATGCAACGTGCTATTCATTTAGAAGATATTGTAATAAGATCAGTTCGTTTACTTCAAGAATTAAAAACATTTATTAATGTTGCTGGTTCTCGTGTTGCAGATCATAAACGATCATTCCATGATGATTCAATAATGGGAGTTGCGATTGGATTGTATGCACTTAATTTTGATATGAAAAGATATAAAGATAGTGCTGCTAAGACAAAAAAAATGATTGAAACAATGCTCAACATTAATGATCACGATAAAATGACAATGAAAAAATTAGAAGCAAAAAATAAACCAATGGTATCTCAAAGTAGTTCTTATCATCTAAATCCCTATATTGCAAATGCTTGGTTATTTGAAAATTTAAAGAAAAAATAATTGTATTTATATATGTATTTTTCAAACAAATAAAGTATTTATAAAAAAGTATAAAATTTTATAAAATGGCAGCAGATAATAACAAAAATAAAGGAACTGTTTATCAGAATTTAAATAAAATGCTTAATTTAGATGGATTTGGTTTCGAGAATAACACAACTACGAATCTAAACAAACCTAAAATTATCATAAAAGGTAACAGTCCAGAAGATGTTAGAAGAAAAGGACTTGAGTTACAGCAGAAGAAAGATTTAGAACAAAAGTTTTTTAGAACCACCGATAGGGGATTCCAAAAAGCATTACAATATGAAGCAGCCAGACTTCCAGCATATCTTGATTATGAGGGTATGGAATATTACCCAATTATAGCCAGTGCATTAGATTTATTCATGGAAGAAGCTACCACAATAGGGACTAATGGTAAAATGTTGAATATTTATTCCAATAAAGAACGCATAAAATTCCATCTTGAAGAATTATTTAATGATATTATTAATGTAAATGTTAACTTACCTTTCTGGACAAGAAACGTATGCAAGTATGGTGATAATTTTGTTTTATTATATGGTGTTAAGAAAAAGGGTATTACCCATGTAAAACAAATGGTTAATTATGAAGTTGAAAGAATAGAAAGAGTAAAAGACGGTAAACCAACTATTAAATTTAAAGAAAGATTAACTGGTGATGAATTCAACGTATTTGAAATAGCACATTTTAGACTTCTTGGTGATGATAAGTATCTTCCTTATGGTTCTTCAATTTTAAATAAGGTTCGTAGGGTGTTTCGTCAATTAGTTCTTGCAGAAGATGCAATGCTAACTTATCGTATTCTTCGTGCTGGTGAAAAGAAAGTGTTTAAGATTGACGTTGGTAATATAGATGAAGATGATATTGAAGAATATATCTTCAAAGTAGCTACAAAATTTAAAAAAACAACAAATGTATATCCTGATAGTGGGCAAATTGATTATCGTTTCAATATTCTTGGAAATGATGAAGATTATTTCTTACCAGTAAGAAATGCAAATGTTCAAACAGGTATTGAAACCCTCCCGGGTGCAACCAATCTCGATGCTATTCAAGATATTGAATATCTTCGTGATAATTTATTCACTGGTTTAGGAGTTCCCAAACCATTCCTTTCATTTCAAGATGCTGCAGGTGCTGGTAAATCGATGGCGCAATATGATATTCGTTTCGCAAAGAAAGTAAATCGTGTTCAACAAGCAATGATTCAGGAATTGAATAAGATTGCTATTATACATTTATATTTGCTTGGTTTTGATAAAGAAGATTTAAGTAACTTCACTCTATCATTAACAAATCCAAGTACACAACTTGAATTATTAAAATCTGAATTGTTCAGAGATAAAGCACAAACATATGCTGAATTAACACGTAATGAGGGTGGAATTGCTGCAATGTCACATACTGAAGCTAAGAGAATATTATTTAATTGGTCGGATCGTGAAATTATTGCAGACTTCAAGAAACAAAGAATGGAAAGAGCACTTGCTCAAGAACTTACTGATACTCCGCTTGTTATCAAAAAAACTACAATTTTTGATGATATTGATAGAAAGTATGGTGATGAAGCAGCACTTGCGGGTGTTGAAGCAGGTACTGGCGCAACAACTGGTGGGGGCGGTGCAGGAGCACCTGAAATGGGGGGTATGCCACCAGCAGGTGGGGGTGAAATGGGTGGAGCACCGCCAGCAGGTGGCGAAGGATTAGCACCCGCAGGTGAATTCCCAACACCATCAGCATTACCACCACCAACAGGTGAAAGTGTTGAAAAAAGAAAAACCATTGGTGATAAAAATTGGAATGATTTACTAAATGAATTGGTTACTGGTGTGGATGAAAAACCACAAATAAAAAAATCATCAGAAAATAAGCAAGTTATCCATGAAGTAGATGAAAAAAATACTTCAATGAATCAAAAAGCTTTTGATATGGTTAATGAAATTGATGGTTTATTAAACAATCCAGATTCCGTTAATCTTAATAAAGATGAGAATATTGATAACTTAGACATAAAAGAAATTAACGATATTGAATTAAACGCAGAATAATATATAAAATTTAAATACAAAAATAACATTTAGAAATATTTATAGTATTTATAAGAAATCAACGAAAAAGTATTATGGAAAATATCAATATCGGGATTGTTAAGTCGCTAATTTCATCAAAGTTAGGTGAATCATATTTAAACAATGATTCTATTGATGAAACTAATGGACTTGCATCAAAATTTTTTGATGTCATAAAAGATTCTCCAATTCTTCAATTAGAGTTAAAAGTTTTTGAAAATCTTGAAAAAAAGAATATTGAAAATGATATTATCGCAACTCGTTATATTGATAATAATGTTAAATTATTTGAAAAATTTTCGTTTGAAGAATTAAAAAAGGAACACGAAAAATTAAAGAGATTCGTTGATGAAAAGAAATTAAAAGTTGCCAGAGAAAAAAATTTATTATTTGAAAGTATTAATAATCTTATTTTACAAAGTGTGTGTGAATGTGATGATGTAGATATTGATGTTGTCCACGAATCATTTGAAATTGTATTGAATCATATAAAAGAACCCAAAAAACAAATAGTAGAATCTGTTGATACTGGTGATCTCAATGATAGCGTTATTGAAATAGCCATAAATAAATTCAATAAAAAATACGAATCATTAGCTGAAGAAGATAAATCACTTTTAAAAACATTAATTGAATCATCTCTCGATGAAAAGAAAGTTTTATTGGAATCTTATAAAGAAAAAAGTTTGGAGAAACTTAATAACGTAGAAACTGAAGGAATTGAAAATAAAATAAACGAATCCATTGAAAAAATTAATACAATAATTTTCAATCCAGAAACAATTAATGACGATATTATTAATCTTCACGAATTAAACAAAGCACTTATTTAATTAATTGGTTTTAATGCTTATCCTGCAATATCTGTATCTATTACGTTAGTTTTAAAGACATCAAATGGCGCATTTAAATACAAATAACCATAACCAAACCAAATCCCTTTTGGTTTTCCTGTTTTAATATATTGATTATCTTTATCTCCTAAATATCCAAAAATATTTCTAACATAATCCAACCCTTCTTTGCTGTATCCAACTCCAAGTTTGGGGTTTGTTTGCACTGCTGTTATTGCATCTGTATATGTTTTCTTGTTAGAAATACTACTTCCTCTACTATAAAGAAATAGCGAAACCGAAGCAAGATTAGTGTTATTATTTTGAATATTTTTCAATAATCTGCATTGTGCTTTTATCATTAAATTGGGGTTATCAATTTCTGTTTGAAAAAATATGGTTCTATTACTTCTTGCAATTGTACGATATGAGTCAACAACTGAACCAGTATTCCACAGATTTTGATTTTTGATAGTTGCATCTGGTGGATGGTATAGTCCTTTTGTTAAAATAGCCACTTCTTCTGGTGTAAATTTTGGGGAACTTCCTATATTTTGTATCATAATATCATATGCCGTAAGAAAAAGAAATTGACTAATACCAGAAGCACTACTTTGAGATGGGTTATAATTCCATATTTTTAATTTAGATTCTTGATATGCTTGTGCAGCTAACACATTTGCATCAATTTTATATTTATCAGCGTTATCATTAAACCAATAAATCAAAGCTGGAACAAGATCAATATTTCTTGCTATTAATTTACCATTAAATGTTGCATTTGATTTCCATATTCTTGGTGGATATTCCCCTTGGACTGAACTGAATGGGAGTGTTGCGGGTTGACCAAACGGTGCGTTACCCTGTAGCATAGTGTTACTTTGACTAATATCATTTCCATGCGAATCAATCGTGCATATGTGTTTTATAAATTCTTCACCTTCTGTTGTCAATAAATTAGATGCCATATTTTTAGTTTTTATAATTATTTTGCTAATGGTAATGTATACATTGCATTATATTGTGCCTGTAACGGTGCATTGGCAGCATTTGGCGCAGGTGTATTGCTATTACTTTCAGCAGTTTCTCCACTTGTTAATTCAGTAGTTCCTACATCAATGCCGAATACGGCTGCTGCTGAAGTAACTAATGGCACGGGATATTTCAATATTTTAGTACCCTTGAAACTTGTTGTCATATAATTTGGCGTAATATTATGTTCCACACCCAATATCATGTATGCACCCGAAAACATTGGTATATTTTCTAATTGAAAATATTGCACTGGCTGAATCATTACGTCACCAAGCATTGATACTTGTGCGCTGTATGATCTATTTTCATAAACATTATATAAATTTTGTCCTTTCGGTGCGGGTGATTGTTCTTTATTGTCACCCGCAATCTTTGATAAAATTTGTAATGATTCGTTGGTTTCTGGAAATTCTTTACTATCTAATTGAACATCATAGAATAATGATTGATTTTGTTCACCAAATCTAACTCTAAATGCTACTGGTTGATTCCAAGTAAAATCTGGATTTGTTGCTTTTTGGTCATCAAAAGTTGTGTCAACAGTATCTCTTGAAGGTGCATTTAGCGTAGGATCGTTTTCCATGTCAGTAATCCCATCATCAATAAACCCATTTTCTAAATTATTTGGATAGCTTGAACTACCACCCATATACATACAAACAAATGCGGTGTTGTTTTCATTTTCCAAATTAGTTCTTGGTATGAATGCTTCTCTCCATCCATCATTACTAAATTTCAAAAAATTTGAAAGGGGGAAGAATTCAAATCCGTTTCCCGTTAATATTTCCGACATTATTGAGTATATATTAATGTCAAAATCCACGCCACCCTTTTCAGTTAAATCTCTTGGGTTTATCATAACGTGACCAATAGGATTCATAGCTCTATCAACAAATGCAAATTTTGAGAGTAATCCACCACTTTCTTTTGTTGCATCACCATTAAAAGGATATCCATATATGGTATTTGCCATACCACTTATCCATTTATCAGAAATATTTTTAAATGAGTAATATACTTGTGACCATAAATCTTCATCTCCTGTTGATTTTTTAAAATCTTTTTCAATATTATTAACATAATCATTTCTTGCTTTCATTTTATTTTCTAAAAACATGAAAAATTGGGAAAAAAATTTGTCATTAATTCCCTTTTTATTTGTGGTAGTTTGAGATTCAATTGATTCATATTTAAAATATGGATTATTTCTATCTGTAAATTCAGAATTAAATGTTATGTTAGAATAATTAACTATATTGGATGGTTTAGTTAATTTTTCAGTAATGTCCACTTTATATGTTCCTATTAAATTTTTTTCATATTCATCACGTATGATGGAAGTTTTCTCATTTTTTTTGGTGGATGTAACAACATTAATCATATCAATAACAGCCGAATTAATACTTGCAAATCCCTCTGCACTATCAAGTGTGAAAAATTTGTTATATTCAGCCAGAAATGTATCTTGATCATTTTTTGATAAATAAGTTAAAACATCGTAATAATCAGCAAAAATTAAACATCCTTTTCCTATTAATTTTGATCCTGCTCCCTTCGTAAAGAAATTTTCCACCACCTTTAAAAAAGAATCATTTCTTATCATTTCAACAATAGCACCCATATATATTATAACATAATATGGCACGGTAATAACTGCTGGTTTAGTAAATACATTATAGTTAATATATCTTATATGACTAAATGGACTTAATGTATACCCAAAGTTAGATGCGTATAATAAAGAAGAAAGTTTTGTTGACATATCATCACCATTAGTAAATGTTGGTAATAATTCACTACCTATTTGTGCCAATACAGACGACCAATCTTCACTAAATGAACTTGATATACTTGGGTCTCCAAGATTCGTTATAATTGGTGGTGTACCACCAAACTCTAAACCATTATTACCTACTTGTAAACCTATTAGATTATTAAAATCATCTCGTATTCTTGGTTTATTTTTGAGTGTGGGTAATCCAAACATTTGGTGGAATGTGACGATATATCTGCTACTATAGTTATTTTCACTTACATTATTATCAGGTATTAAAAACACATTCTCTTTTGTCATTTGGGGGTCTATTTTTGCTGGTGCAAAAAAATTGGTAATCATAGATAAAAAACCAGTACTTTTTTTCCCTGCAATAAAGTCTGAAACAACATCGGAAGATTCATTTCTTATTTCAATTTCATTTGGGTTATTTTCACTTGGTATAATTGAAATACCCTTAAATTTCGAACCAAATCTATCTCTATAAACAAATATCGGTTCTTCTAACAATATTTGGGTTGAATTTGTTGTTGTACCTGATAATTTATATAAATTTGGTAAGTTTTCATTTAAATATTTATAAAAAAGATTTACTGTTGAATCAGATTTGTATAGTCCAGCATTTTCTCTTAATAAATTAATTATTGAAGAATTATATACTGAATTGGCAACATTAATTGCTTCAGTCTCAGCATAAAAACTAATAATTTTATCATCAAAAATTTTACCACCCCAAACATCATTTTTTCCGAATGAATATTGTGATAAAATATAGTACCTTCTTACTAAAATATCAAAAAATTGATTTATTGCATTTACTTTTACTGGAATAATACCATCACCATTCGGATCAAGACTACTGTATGGTGATTCCGAACCAACTTCACCTAATGTACTATCTAATGGTGTTATAGGTATCCATTTGCTATTGCCAGAATCATCATTTTGTGTTTTAAGTGATGTGATAAGCTCATCTTTTTTTAGTTGGAGAAAAGAATCGATAAAATCATTAACTAAAACAAGTTCTGGAAATGGTACAGGTAATGTGTCCGATATATAATTGGGGTATGTTCTTGCGTTAGTATCTGTTTTTATACAAAGCGGAAATGCAAAAATATCTTTTGTGTTATCAGCATATGTTCCAGAAGCATCAGTTATTATCTGATCTTTATATGTATTATGATGATTTTCAGCAGCAACAACCGTATCTCTCAATTTTTGAAAAAATATATCAATATCACTACAAAATATTTTAAATATATTATATATTGTTGGTTGAAATTTTAGCTCCTGAAAAATTAA